CGGTAGAGCTTGGCATCGAGTCCTAGTTTGGCTGGCATTCCTGTTTCTCCTTATCGAATGCTGCCTGCCCACATGGGAGGCAGACGGTCTTTGACTTTTTCTAGTGCGGGTCCCATGAACGGTCGTTTGGGGTAATGCTCACGACGAAACTTGCCACCAAACTCATGGGCTTTGCCTGCGGTGGCGATCACATCGAAATCTGGTCCGATGAGTGCCACGCCGCGCTGTTTGTCGATCGCATACATGATCGAGCGTTTGAGTTGGCCTCGACGTGTGTTGGGTGGACTGCCTGGCATTGCAGCTGTCTGGCGTCTTCGGATGGAGCGACGAGCCACCAAACGAATGGTCGCAGCCGCATGGCCAAGGCTTTTGAAGTTGCCTTGCTGCGCTTTACGTTTGACCTTGTCGATCGATTTCTTTGTGGTGACTTTAACGCCGATCATGGTTGTCCTTACGGTGCGGTGAATCCTTGTGCGTTGACGTAGACCGCAGCACCGGTGGTGATGCACGCAAAGTTCAGCGCCGTTGCGGTTGTCGTTTTCAACGGGTTTTCGAAGATGATCTCCGACATCGGAGCGTTGGCAGGCAAGTGGCCTCGCCAGATGACGGTGGCACCATCCTTGAGCACGATTTCCGTGGCGACTGCCGAGTTGTTCGAAAGTTGCATCGAGCAGATGTAGCGACGCAGACCCGCACTCGCTGCAGCAACCAATGCGACATCGGTCGTATTGATCACTCCACCAGCGATGGAAGCATACGACCATTCGAGTTCGGGGATTTGCCAAGGGCGCGTTACCAGTACACCTTGAAGGGTGGAAACTAGGTCCGCGACATCTCCTGAGGCAACGCTGGCATACGCTGCAGTTAATGCACGGGCAGCCATCCGAACGGGGTTGCCGGCAATGACCGCATCGTGGGCCGCTTGACCGGCGACATTGGCGGTAACGGTTCCGATGTTGGTCGTGGTTGCAGTCGCTCCGGTAAGGATCACCCCCAGGCTTTGTCCGATGACGGTTTGGCCTCGGCCAGCGGTGATTTCAGCGGTAAGCTCTGCGTAATCCTGGCAATTAATGAACTGGGATTGGAAATTGATCGCTGCGGGCGCTGCAGCCAGGGCGATCTGTCCAGATCCAGTAATGTACGCTCCGGAGAATATCGTGCCGGTCAAATCAATCGTATTGGCATCGATCACCGTGGCCGAGTAATTGCCACGCAGGGCCGCTCCGTTATTAGTGACCCCATTGAGGTATTCGACCCAAATCGTCGGAGTTCCGGTGTATCCATGTGCGGTCGAAGTAAGTCGGATGACATTTCCGGGGCCGGCGACCGCGTTGGTAACGGCCTTGAACCCTTGATGATTCATCGAGCGGATGCGGATCTTATAGAAAGCCGTTGGATCTGGAATCTGCTGGTGACGAACATAGGAGTTCGAGCGACCACCGGTAGAATCCATCGCGCGGGAGTGGAAATAACACTCGTCGGAAAATGGTTCGAGCTCGAGAATCGAATAGGTCGCGGTCGTAACGATCGCAGATGCTGCCGATGCGATAGGGACCAAGCCACCGTTCTGCACGCTGTAGACCATGTTGGTTACGGTCGTGTTGGCAGCCCCACCGATGTCCATGCTAAGGCTGTGCTTGCCATCGGGGATCCCGGTGACCGGATCTACCGATACAGCTTCAATGATGTGGTGCGTGTTGGCTTGCCGAGTACCCCCTGACTGCACGGCGATCATCGCTCGGAAGGGAATCGTGAAGGTTTCCTTCGAGAGCAGCTCTGCGAAACCTCCGGCCGTGGTTCCCGAGCTGATGGTCAGTACACCACCGGAGACGCTCGCCGTGGATCCACCGCTGGTGGTCAGTTCCCAAAGATCCGTAAGTGTCCGAGTCCAAGAGTCCCTGAACTTCTTCTGGATCGATTTTACCTTGAACATATCGTCGCTATCGTCCAGGCCAGGGATGTCTCGAGTAACTCCCCTGGAACTGGTAAATTGCAGCCGATAAGGTCCAACATCACCTGTGGTCATCGGTTATCTCCAGAGACGATAGGTTAGGGTTAAGACGCTTGTGAATTGCATCGTGGTTTCCAGATGGTCTGGAGCATAAATCTGGTTGTTTTCGACGCTGATGAAACGAGCTCCCGGATAGCTTGCAAGCGGATTTGCTCGCAAATGGTCGCTGACCTCTTCAACCAGAAGCATCATTGCATCGATGGTTGCCATTTCATTTTTTGTTTTCTTTTGGATGCCGACATCGATCTGATAATCGAAGTTGTCACGCGAGCGATCCAGCGATGAAGTGCTGAGCCCCTTGGGTACGACCGAGACCTTCAATTCCGACATCGTCTTTAGGTCGTATATGGGCAGATACAGTCGCTGCGCAGTAAACGGCTGGCTGAAGCTAGTGCCGTTTAGCTCTGCGGTGATTGCATCTGCGATTGCAACGATGTTCGCGGGCATCAGGTGATTCCGATTTCCTTGGTGTGGATTCGATACAGGCTGCGATGAGGATCCGACCAGCGCCAGGCAGGTTCTCCACCTGGTGCATTGACTTCGTAGGTGTAGACTTTGGTTCCAACGGTTTCGAGGATCGTGTCACCACGCTCTGGCGTGATCGCCGATCCGGAGATAATCAAATCTGAGGGATCGATGAGGAAATCACGGTCGGTCCATTGCATTCGGATCCCACCGTAACCGTCATCGAGTTTCATCAGCGTCCGACCGATCGTGGCCAAGACGCTCACTTGATTTTCACCTCGCACATAAATCACAGTGCTTGAGCCGTGCGATTTGAGCTTGCTAGCAAGCCACTGCTGTCCAGTGCGAAGTAGATCTGCCATGACGCTCACCTACGGCTTAATCACAGGCGGCTGATTGGTAGGGGGCTGATTGTTTTGCTCTAAAAGCTTGAGCAGGTTTTGATACTGCTCCATGAGCTTTTTGAACTGCTCGTCATCGAGCACCGCATTGCCACGTTGCTTTCGGGCGTTGCGGATCGCTTGAAGCACAACCGGTAGACCATACTGTAGCGCTAAGAGAATCGCGATGCTCGAGCCAGCCGACGTCGCAACGAGACTCGTCGTGCTCCAGAGGTATCGCTCTTTGATTCGATCGGTGATGATCCCTGAGTCCTCGGGCTTGCTTGGGGCAGGCCTGAGCCGTGGCCGATCCACGATCGAATCGATTAGATCATCCTGGGTATCTGCCTGCGCCAAAAGGCCCAGTGGCACCTGCATCGGTTCTCCATAGATTGTCGATGGAACCTGGACAATCTTTTGGCTCTCATCGGTCTGGCAACTCACCTCGCGAGCCCCCGCTGGCAACCCCTCGAGAGTCGCTGGAAGCTTGCCTCGCATCGCGCTAAGAAGAAACGGAGTTGATTGGCCAAGCCCCTCGCCACCACCAGCCCAGGTGAGAAGTCCAACTACCCGCGGTCCCTCGTCGGTATAGTCGATGATGCTCGAACCGCTTCGGCCTCCGATCGCTTCAGGCTTCCAGGAAAGGATCTGTCCCTCTTTCCGGTTCAGTCGCAAAACCTGGAGGCTTGGCCACTCACATCTTGGACTTCCAAACGTCGTCACCGACGATTGGTTGCTTGGGTATCGATCAGCCAGTGGAATCGGATCGACATCCCTTGCGAATGCTCCATTGCACTTAAGCAAGGCAAAGTCGACGCTAGTCCCACGTCCGTATCCCGACGCAATGATCGATGCGGTTCCCCGCTCGCTCGATCCATTGGTATTCCATCGTTCGACGTTGACGGTTCGGCCACGCGTGGTACCGGCCACATGGGCGTTGGTAAGCACGATCGCATTGCCTTCGGAGGTTCTGCCAACGACCGTTCCACTACCGCACACGTTGCTTACCGTCACTCGGACCGTTGCGCGAACGATCTGATCAAATCGATCGAGACTTTGAGCTTGGGTTCGAAACGCTGATCTTGCAGTCTCGAACGTCAGGTTTTCTTTGAGTGGATCCAAGACAATCGTCCCAGGCATACTCTGCACGATCGGACAATTGCCATCAAGGCAAATCCGATCTTGGGCAAGACCTACACTGCCAAAGGTGGCAGCAACCATAAACAACAGAGCAAAACATTTGCTTTTCATAGTGATCCCTGCGATGAAAATGGAGCGGAAATGGATGGTGAAACGCGAAGCAAGTCCTGCGTTACTGACTCAGTCGCATACGGACGGTGGTATCTGCAGATGCGGCTGCTCGGACCACCTTGCCGATGGACTTATTACCAGCAGAAGTCGTCGTTACGATATTGTTGGTGTCATCCCAATAGAGGATGGTCCCAACGGTAAAGGCCACGCCAGTGTTCTTGTTGAAGTCAAAGACCCCATCGACAGCAAGCGAACCGAGTTCCCCTGCTGCAATAGGACGAACCGTAACTCCCACAAGATCGCCTTGGACGACCACGTCT